CTACCTCTGCTGACGGTGGTTTCTCCACTCTGAAGTACAAGGGGGCAGATGTCATGTTTGATGGTAATTCAGGTATTCCTGACACTCACGGGTACTTCATCAATACTGAGTATCTTGGCCTTTGTGTCCATAAAGATGCAGACCTGACGGTGATGGAAGAGCAGCGTCCTATCAATCAGGACGGTGTTGTAATCCCGATTCTTTGGATGGGCAACCTGACCTGTTCTAACCGTAACCAGCAGGGCTTGATGCTCGCTTAAGGAGAAAATTATGACTTATCGTGTAACAGATACGGTGGCAGGTTCTCAGGCTATTGCTGAGAATTCCACCACTCAGAAACACCCCTTGGGAACGGTTGTTCGCGCTACAGATCCGACTTACGGAGAAGGCGAGTTCGTCTATCTTAAGGGCCTCGATACTACAACCGTAGGCTTTTGGGTTACTTATGCTGTAACTTGGCAGTCCGCTGTTGCAACTAGTGCCGTTAATACTCCAGTTCCACATGCTGTAGCTATGTCTGCATGTGTGACAGGCGAGTATGGCTGGTATCAGATCAGCGGTATGGCTGTTGCTAGCAAGGCATTGGCTACTTCACTTGCAGCGGCTGCAACTATTGCTACTGCTTCTGGTGAGACTATCGCCTCTGCTACTACTAATACATTGGAAGGAGCACTGGTTGCCGTTGTGGCTTCTGCTAACACTACTGCCAATGTGTTGACTGTACAGGTCTGTATTGATCGTCCTGCTGGTCCATCTGGTACTTGATGTATTAACGTTATAGGGGAGGGGGGAAACTCTCTCCCCGCTTTGGAGGTGTCAGTGGCTAGTCCAAAGACTCAAGTTTTGCAGATGAAGTATCAGAACCCTGATGCTTCTGCTCCATTATTCGTTCCGGTATTGGTCATTGCAAACACACCGGACGAAGTTGTAGCAAGTAATATCAAGATCAACTCAGCTAAGCCTCTGGAATGGCTCAAAGTAGAGAAAGAACACGATGGGGTAGCTATTCTTGTTGGTGGTGGTCCTTCTGCTAATGAATACACGGGGCTGATTAGATCATCTCAGGAGGATGGTGGTACGGTTTTCGCCATGAACGCTGCCAGTCAATGGTGCCGTGACCATTCAATTGATGTTGACTATCAGTGCATATTAGACGCAAAGGAAGAAACTGTAGAGCTTGTCGATCCTTTGGCAACTGCTCATTTGTTTGGTTCTCAAGTTCATCCAACTGTTATGGATTCGGTTGCCGCCCCGATTGTATGGCATGTAGATATAGGGGGCATTGAAGATAACTTCCCTGAAGACCGAAAGAAACGTGGCGGATATGCCCTACTAGGTGGTGGTATTTCAGTAGGGAATGCAATGTTGTGTGCTACGTATGCTATGGGATACAGGAGCTATCAAATATTCGGGTATGATTCATCTCATTTGGATACTGAATCTCATGCTTACAGCCAGCCTATGAACCAATTCATTCCAACTGTTGAAGTTGAATGGGGCGGCAAGAAATTCATCTCCTCTGTCGGGATGAAGGCCCAGGCAGAAGCCTTCCAGCTAACAGCGAAAGCTGTCAAGGCTAAGGGGTGTCGTCTCAATGTTTATGGGCATGGTCTTCTTCAGACCATATATAACACTCCAACCAGTGAACTCTCGGAGAGAGAGAAATACCAATTGATGTGGCAAGTCGATGCCTACAGGAATGTCTCTCCAGGAGAGCACATGGCTGAGTTTTACATTAAAAAATTCAAGCCAACAAATAAGGTTATAGATTTCGGCTGTGGTACGGGCAGGGCTGGAATTAAGTTCAATGATAATGGAATCGATGTTCTTCTAATAGATTTCACAGACAACTGTCGAGATGCAGAGGCTCAAACGATTCCATTCCTTCAGTGGGACCTGGCTACCGAAATCCCGGTAACTGCTGAATATGGTTATTGTACGGATGTCATGGAGCATATCCCGACAGAGGATGTAGACAAGGTTATCAGCAATATCATGACTTCTGCTGAGAAGGTCTTTTTCCAGATCAGTACAGTGGATGATGCTATGGGGGCTCACATAGATGAGCCATTGCATCTAACAGTTAAGCCATATGAATGGTGGAGGAGTCAATTCATATCAAATGGCTATGATATCGAATGGTCAGATGACCAAGATTTAGCCGCATTATTCTATGTTACTAATCCAGACAGGAGAGAAACATGTCAGTAGGTGATATTTTAGAGCGTGACGAAGACCGTCCAGCTTATGTACGGTTTGAGCGTCGAGCAGTAAAGGATAGCGAAGCAACGCTTAAGACAGGCCATTATGTTGCAAGGAATGAGGATTATGCCCTTGTCACTCCTCCCTATTCGAAAGATGTAGTTGAGAAGAAAGTAGCATCATGGTTTGATTCTGTAGATCAGAATGTTCGATCTGGAAGGGTGCCACAGAAGCACTTCGATCTTTGGAAGGAATCCTACAAGCGGTGGCTGTCTGGTCAGGATGCTCCTGTTGACGGAACTTCTGTTAAAGACTGGAGTTCAATCTCTCCCGCTCAGTGCCAGAACCTGATTAATGCAGGCTGTCGGACGATTGAAGACCTTGCTCAAGCAAATGACGAAGCTATGCGGCGTCTAGGTATGGGCTCTAACGAGCTTAAGAACAAAGCCAAAGCGTGGCTCCAAGCGGCCAAAGATCACGGCCCATTGACTGAAGAAGTCACCCAGCTAAAAAACCAGAACAAGCAACTGGAGGGGACCATTGAATCCCTTCAAGAGCAGATTAAGCGGTTTGAGATTCGCATGGACGCACAGGATGGGGAAATGGACCCCATCACAACAGAGTTAGCGACTGATGCCGATATTGCCCTACTGGAAGAGTTTGATATCCAGGATATTAAAAGCGCGTACAAAGCTAAATTTGGCGAATTCCCTCACCATCGAATGAAAGATGAAACCATTCTGAAGAAACTACAGGAATAACCTATGTCACTGCTAACTACCATTCAGAGATTCTGCCGTAGGACTAATATTACAGTTCCTACTACTGTGATCGGTACGTCAGATGCCCAGGTTGCACAGGTTTACGCTCTTCTTGAAGAAGAGGGGAATGACCTGTCTGGTCGTGGTAGTTGGCAGGTACTGACAGTAGAGGCAGTCCATACGACCATCGCTCAAGAGTCTCAAGGGTGTATTGCTGATATTGCCGATGAAGGGTTCAGATACATCAAGAATGATACGATGTGGGACAGGACTGAAAACCTACCTGTTATCGTTGTAGATGGTCCCGATTGGCAGGCTGAGAAGGGGTTCTCAACGACTTCTCCGCGATATAGGGCAAGGATAAGGGGGAATGATTTACTCGTCACCCCCACGCCTGTAGCAGGCAATACATGGGCGTTTGAGTACGTTACTTGGAACTGGATAGGCCAGAACGAAAAGCAGTATTTTACATCTGATTCCGACACCATAGCCCTTCCTGAACCCATTATTCAGATGGGGTTGAGGTGGAGATGGAAGAAGGAAAAAGGGTTTGAATACGCTGAAGACTTCAGAACCTATGAAAAGATGGTCGCAGATGCCCTGTCGAGACAAGGATTGCAGAAAGTCCTCTATCAGGATAGGCCCGCACGGAATCCTTCGCCTAAAATCGTAGTCAACCAAGGTAATTGGGACTTGTGAGACAAGCAATACGCACCAAAGCACCTAGAGCGCAGATTGTTGATGTGTTCAGTTCTCCCGCTCCGATAGGTGGGTGGAATGCCAGGGATGCACTAGCCAGTATGCCACCTGGGGACGCGGTTAAGCTGTGCAACTGGTTTCCAACTGCATCTGATGTCAGGATAAGGGGTGGGCGTGAAGACTACTCTACGGGCATCACCGGGCTAGTGAAGACCCTTGCTGTCTATAATGAAATGGATGGCAATAGTTCGATGTTTGCTGTCTCTGACACAGATGTTTACGATGTTTCTAGTTCAGGGACTGCAACAGCCCAATCAACAACCGTTACCGATGGGGCATTCCAGCATATCAATTTTGGTACTGGGACAGATAACTGGCTAATCATGGTCAATGGTGTTGATAAGCCCCTTTATTGGGAAGGAACCACTTGGCTACCTGTGGATTCTGGCACTAGCCCAGCACTGACCGGATTGACGTCAACAGAAATTGTCCACGTTAATGAATATAAGGGAAGGCTTATCTTCCTTGAAAATGATTCATTATCCTTCTGGTATCTACCTTCAGGGGATGCTGGCGGGACGTTACTTGAGTTCGACCTTTCATCCTTCTGTAATCGTGGCGGCTACTTGATGTGGTCTGCTACGTGGTCGTTTGATGCCGGTGATGGCCCTGATGATGCTATTGTCTTCATGACATCTGAAGGGGAGATAATCGTATATAGAGGGACAGACCCATCAACAGCGTCTGATTGGGTTCTTACTGGGGTGTATTTCGTTGGCAAACCGTTAGGGCGGAGAAGTTTCGTTAAATATGGCGGTGACTTAATTGCTATTGTTCAAGATGGTGCTTTCCCTCTCTCAAGTGCTTTACAGTCGGCTACTGTAAACCCAACTTTCGCCCTTACTGATAAAATATCACCTGCATTCGGTGAAGCATCCAAATCATACGGGGAAAATGAAGGGTGGGAGGGGACGCTATACCCAACTGAAGATGCGCTTATTTTCAACATTCCTGTTATTGAGGGTGGAGAGTCTAAGCAATACGTCATGAACACGACTACAAAAGCTTGGTGTGAGTTCAATTCATGGAACGGATCGTGTTTTGCCGAGTACAACAAAGAACTGTATTACGGTTATGACTCAGGGGTAAGGAAGGCATGGACAGGAAGGAACGATAGCGGTTCAGATATCATCGCTCTTGGGAAGACAGCATTCAGTTATTTTGGCAATACTTCTCAGCAGAAGAGATTCAAT